GGGAACTTACATTGCCCCGACTATAAGAAGATCACAAGAAGGGCTGGAACGTCTGTCAAATGAAGAAGCAATAAAAGAAGCTGTTCGAAGAGGAGATGCTATTCCTGTACCAGAAGGAATGACTGGAACAGAGTTTTCAAAACACCTTAGTGATATGGTAAATCAAGCAAGGAAGCATCGTGGCAGAAAAGCAAACGGTTCAGCCGAAAAAGACTAAACGAACCTACCAACTGTCCACCGCTGAACGTGCCCGTCGTGGGGCACAGAAACGTTTGAGGACAGCAAAGAAAAAAGCTACACAAGCTACAAAAAAAGCAGAAGCACAAAGAACCTATGCCCGAAATCTGGAAAAGACGATTGGAAGAGTCGAGAAGGGAGTTACTGGAAGCGGAACGAATGTCATCGATGAGGGAGATCTCGCCGTTTTACCCCCATCCGTTTCCGACCTTGTTGGCGATTCTGAAGTTGTTTTCCAAGCTAACCCCGGACCTCAAGAAGAGTTTCTTTCGGCAGGTGAGCGAGATGTCCTATATGGGGGAGCGGCTGGCGGTGGCAAGTCATTTGCTTTACTTGCTGATCCCTTACGCTATTGCCATAATTCCAATCATAGGGGTCTTCTCCTAAGACGCACCCTAGACGAACTAACCGAACTTATAGACAAGTCACGACAACTGTACCCCAAAGCATTTCCCGGTGCAAAGTTTCGTGAATCAAAATCCACATGGGTGTTTCCGTCAGGTGCCACCATGTGGTTTACTTACCTAGACAGAGACAAAGACGTTACCCGTTTTCAAGGGCAAGCTTTTAACTGGATAGGCATAGATGAAATAACACAATATCCAACACCCTACGTCTGGGACTACCTACGCTCCAGACTACGTGCCACAGATCCCGAATTACAAAACAGTCTATATATGCGTTGTACAGCCAACCCCGGCGGTGTAGGTGGCTGGTGGGTTAAGAAGATGTACATCGATGTGCAAAAGGACAACTCTCCTTTTCCTGCGTATGATATAGATACAATGAAGCCATTTACGTGGCCTAGTGGTCACGAGAAGGCAGGTCAACCGTTGTTCTACCGCAAGTTCGTTCCTGCACGGTTGACTGATAATCCCCACCTCATGGCTGACGGACAATACGAAGCCATGTTGCGTTCGCTCCCAGAAGTTGAGCGGAAGAGACTTCTTGACGGGGATTGGGATGTGGCAGAGGGAGCAGCCTTCCCAGAGTTTTCACGAGAGCGTCATGTGGTCGAACATTTTGAGCTTCCCACCAACTGGCCCCGCATACGTGCCGCCGACTATGGTTACGCGAGTCCGTCGTGCGTTCTGTGGGGGGCTATTGACTGGGATAACAATATCTGGGTTTATCGTGAGCTTTATGCAAAACACTTGACAGCGGAAGATTTAGCCGCTAAAATACTAGAAGCGGAACAACTTGACCCGCTACCTCACTATACTGTATTGGATTCTTCCTGCTGGAACAAGACGGGCATGGGTCCGTCCATAGCAGAAACCATGATGCGATCCGGTGTTAGGTGGACACCATCTGATCGTAATCGCATTCAAGGTAAGATGGAAGTGCACCGTCGTTTAGGGGATGATCCTTATACAAATGAACCACGTCTTCGTGTATTTTCTTCCTGCCAGCATATCATCAAGCAACTTGCGGGGATACCTCTCTCTAAAACCAATAGTGAGGATGTGGACACAAAAGCAGAAGATCACGCTTACGATGCATTGCGATATATGGTGATGACACGCATGAGCGGATACGCTGCAATACACCAGCAACTAGGTGCAATCAAGAACCACGTACATAAAGTACAAGACGAAGTATTCGGATACTAGATGGAAACGGCAGAATTTAAAGCATTAGCTGAATCTGGTAACTTGACTATAGGTCAAGCTATAGATCACGCCATGACTATGCCAAAAGCTGGTAGTCGCATAGAAGATTTAAAGACAGCCATCTCTGCAGGAAAACTAGGAGAAACTACTTTAGATACTCCTTTAGTTGAAGCATTCAAAAGCGAAAGTTTTCTTACAAATGTAGACACACCAAGAGCTAATTACTATGTGAGCGTACAAGGACTTGAAAATTCCTTAAAAACAGCATTTGTACGGGCAAAACTTCCATATTTATCTACGTTGGGTCTTGAAACAGAGTTAGCAGGTGCTAAAGGGCTACTGCAAACAGGCGGGTATTCAGAGGGCCAACTTAGACGCACTCGACAAATGGAGGGTTTGATTCCCTCTGCAGATTTAGACAAAGCTTACGCTGATGCTTTTACAAATATGGAAGACAACGTATCTAACGATACTAAAAGGTTTCTATTTTTCCATAAAAACACTGTGGCTCGTGTAGAAACAATTTTAGGAGCACCTGCTACTAAAAAAACACCTGCAAAGCCACCAATGACCCTTGCTGATGTTATCATAAGCTCAGATCCTGATAGCGGGGAACCAACAGTTACATTAAAAGGTGAAACGAGAGTAAACAAAACTAGGTTGGCTGTTACTTATAAGGGCACTATGGCAGCCTTTTTAAAAGAACAGTTTGATGTGGCAAAAGCACGAGGTGGAGACAAAGCTCTAAAAGATATTAAGCTGTTTGATACTACAAAAGCGAAGACAGATGCTGCTCACAATAAATATATTAAACCGATTGTGGAAGAAAGATTTCCAACTCAAATACCTATCGATCCTAAAACTGGAAAATCTGGATGGCGACCAACAGATATACGGTCAGCAGTTCAGGACCAACTAGAAAAAGAATTTAGAATAGACCGTGTTTTAGCAGAGGATTATGCAGGACATAAAGTAAAAGATGCGTATAAGTCTGCTGGTGCGAATCCAGAGACTATTGGTGAAATATCTGAAAACTTAGTAAGACAAAGCGCAAAAAATTTAGGAATAAGTACAACCAACAGTTTAATTACAACCAGTTTTAACATACAGTCTCCTGCGTTATCCACACAAAACGCCCCTGCATTTCCTGCTTTGACAGATAACTATAGAGGCGCAGGACAAACTCTACAACCTTCCAAACCTCTTACAGAACTTGATGTAAAAGAAATAGAAAGTGCACAGCGTGTTAACATAGCACAGCTAGAACAACAGGCATTAGACTTACAAAAAGCTAACATAGAAAAAGGGGCAGCACTGGATGTTGATCAAGCAAGGACTGCTGCTGAAAGACAAAGTCAACTTGCAGATATAAAAGCTCAAGTTAAAGATGAAAAAACTGCAGACGCTGGAAATGAATTACGTAAAAAGATACGTAACAGATTTACAACTCTTGGTCTAGCAACTGCAGGAGTTTTGGGAGCAACTCCCGGCCCGGTAGGAGACTTAATTGGTTTAGGTATCGAATCTGCACTTGCTGATAAAACAGATGGACCAGACAGATTTGATGTAGCAGAAGAAAGAGGACGACAGGGTTTTGCAGAGCTATTTGGTATGGAAAGAGAACCCGGAGAAAAGAGTTTAGCAACATCCCCCGGTGCGCTAGTAGGCACAGCAGCAGAGCTATTTGGAGTCGGACTACCGCCAAAAGTTCCAACAGACATAGCTCGTATGAGAGCGACACAACCTGATGCTCCCGCTGCCGCTCCACCTGCAGTCCCATCACTCGCACCCCCTGTACCATCTTTACAGCCAAATACAACTAACCTGCCAAAAATACAGATTACAGAAAGTAAACCTTTTCAAAGAAGTCAGGGTATGCTCTCAGCAGAGGGAGCAAAAGACAGAGTTAACCAAGCAAGAAGTGCCGCACTTGCTGGTGAAGAAACAACACTTCGCGGCTCGTTTTTAAACTAATCATAGGGGAGAGAAACCTATGGCGAATGCAACAACTGGTAATTACAACTACGGTGCTGCTTACATTATGAACTCTGACAAGGAGTCTGTTGATGATCAAGCAGGTGTAAACAAGCTTTACCGTGAAGGTCTGGAGTTTCAAACTCGTGTACAGACTGCACCTATCTATGAAGATATGCCTAAAAAGCAAACAAAGCCAACAGTTGAAGCTTCTTTCAACACAATGGCAGAAGATAGAAACTACTTTAGCTAGGAACTAGCATGTCTGAAAACTTTCTTGAGCCGCCTGATGATACTCAGGTGCCACTGGTCGAACCTGCAGAGGCTATGCCGGGTCTTGCCGGGCACATTCGTTCTAAGTTTGAAGATGCTGAAAATGGAAGATATACTTACGAGCAACGTTGGCTAAAAGCTTTCAAGAATTTTCGTGGTATATACGATTCATCTACACAGTATCGTGACAGCGAACGGTCCAGAGTATTCATTAAAATAACCAAAACAAAAGTTCTTGCTGCATACGGACAGATAATTGATATCCTGTTTGCAAACAAGAAGTTTCCGTTGGTTGTTGAACCTACTCCTGTACCAGAAGGTATAGCAGAGTTTGCTCACATGAAAACACCATTGGATGATATAGTTGATCCGTATGGCTTTGAGGGAGACGGACGAACGTTAGAGCCGGGATCTATACAGGCATCACCTCAAGAAAGAGATTTTTTGGGTGGGTTGCAAAACAGATATAACGGAATGCCTATAGCTGAAGGGCCAGCACTCATGGGAGAGCCACAAATATCTCCCGCTCAAAAAGCTGCCCTTAATTTAGAAAAAACAATACACGATCAGCTTTTGGATACAAGTGCTGTAAATGTATTTCGCAGTGCGATATTTGAATCTGCACTGCTTGGCACGGGCGTTGTAAAGGGGCCATTCAACTTTTATAAAAGAGTCCACCAATGGAAGCGGGATGAAAATGGAGATAGGGCGTATCAACCTTATGAAAAGGTTGTGCCTCGTATTGAACATGTTTCTGCTTGGGACTTTCATCCAGACCCGTCTGCTACGAGCATAGAAGACTGTGAATATGTAATTCAACGACATCGTTTGAATAGGCAACAGCTTCGTGCTTTGATAAATCTTCCGTACTTCTATGCTGATGCAATCGAAAATGCGTTAGCAAAAGGATCAAATTACGAAGACAAGTATTATGAGGATACAATTCGTGAGGATGAAACGGAAGCTTATTATCAGGAAAACCGCTTTGAAGTATTAGAGTATTGGGGTGTTCTTGATAGATATTTCGCTGATGAAGTAGGGATGGATCTGCCGGAAGAAATGTCTGGCTTGGAGCAGATACAGGTAAACGTCTGGGTATGTGGTCCATTTGTTTTACGATGTGTTCTCAATCCGTTTACACCAGCAAGAATACCTTATCATGTGTTTCCGTATGAAATCAACCCATATCAAATGTGGGGTGTCGGTATTGCAGAAAACATGGAAGATGCACAGATGCTAATGAACGGTCACGTTCGTATGGCAATTGATAACTTGGCTCTTGCAGGTAATCTAGTATTTGACGTGGACGAAGCAAGCCTAGTCCCCGGTCAGAATATGGATATATTCCCCGGAAAGATTTTCCGTCGTCAATCGGGGGTAACGGGCACAGCCATCAATGGACTCAAGTTTCCTAACACGGCACCTGAAAACATACAGATGTATCAGATTAGTCGGCAGCTTGCAGATGAAGAGACAGGCTTGCCGTCAATCATGT